ATAACCTCCTAACAAGGAGTCCTTTCCAGGCACTGCAAGTAAAGTCACAAATTACGACCATGAGGTAAAATACAAAAAGACAAAACTCTCATGAACGGCCAGACAAAACCACGATACAAGACGAAACACTTTTCCAATCGTAAAAGACAGGCCTGCCCCTACCACGATAAACAATGTTTCCAAATTTCATGGGGGGACACCAACCACCTCTCTTTCTTAACTGCTAGTGTTCACCTTCCTGCGTAGACCTTGAGGTGTCCTGTTCTTGCTCCCTAGGAGTATCCTGAGGAGTAGGTTCCATGAACTGCCTCGCAGCCTCTTGTGCAGCAGCCACGTTCAAAGCCGGTACATGGCCAGTCGGAGCAGCCCGGGGACGGCGAGGTGCCTGGAATGTTCTTGGACTCATCATGGCTGGCCCAGCCCCCAAAGGGACTTGAGCATAGCCAGGCTGAGTGTAGTCCCTGAGCTGTCGACGAAGATCACCCAACAAACGCACAATTGCGTACACCCCAACCGTATTGGAAGATGCAGCATAATGAACCTGCTGGTCGTTCTCAGTGAGAAAAGTCATGATCTTGTCATATTTCTCAGAGGCAAACTCAATGACATCCTGGTCGCCCTCCCTCGCAAGAGCGCCGCGAAAATGACCAAGTGCTGTACTTCGGTGAATCTTGATTTGCAAATCACAAGACAGGGTATACGAGATAAATCTTGCAGCCCTGTCAACTGAAAGCAGCTCGGTGTCACTCATCTGGACTTAGACAGTTGTTATGCAGTTACGAACAAGTGCCGACTGGCTTGAGCTTTTAAATGGGCCAGCTGATTGAGTCCACCCATGTCTGTCTCAGATCAACACTAACCAAAGCTAAACTTGTAAGATGGGACATCCTGCGAAATTACCAACCGATCATTGGCTGGCGACTACCAGCAGTCATTTGTGCAAAGCCAGTGCGCAACATGTGATTCACAGCGGTTGCGGAACCACCTGAGGCATAATCTGCTGCAATGTTGACCAACATCCCTCCCATACTCTTGGCCACCGAGCTCAAGGAGCGGGCAGTCTTCTGTAAAGCAGTAGGGTTTGATGGTCTTTTGGCAGGGGTGTCAATACCCAAAGTGACCCGTGGTTGCCACTCATAGACGATAGCACCATCGAAAAGGTACTGTGCGCCTGGAATGGCACTGGTTACCCCAGCTATTGCAATAGGCATTTCAGACCAGTCAGCGTCAGAAGCGTCTCCACTCCTGGCAACTCCTGTGGCAGCCGACTGTGTGCCAGTTGTCTGCCTAAACTCTTGCCATGTCGCATCAGCGTTGGGATAGTTGATCTTGGACTCATATACACCAAATGTGTTGGTAGTGGTCAAGCCACCAGTCAGAATGATTTGCTGTGCACTAACATACGGATAATACGGCTGTGTGTCATCGCCCCCGTGGTTGAGGAACTGCCTGTTTGCCCCCTCATACCCAAAGAAGAGAC